GTCTTGAATCCGCTTTTTGTCCAGCGAAGCATTGCTAATGTAAAATGCTCTGCCATCTGTAAAACAGTTGGCGGCGTTATAATTCTCTTTGACTGTCGTATTATTCTATGTTTCGGTTCAATAAAATAAAAACCAAACAAGCAGCACCATATCTTTTTGCCGCTTGCGTGCTTACAACTTTGGCACTCGGTAATCTGCTCTTTTGTCATTTCGGGTTTTGTTTTTCTGTTACATAGCATTAGCATTCACAATCCGATAATTCCCAATAAGTATCCCAATTTGTACCTGTTATCGGTTTATCATTAGTAAGATTTGACGTATGGGCAGAGATACACTTATAAACTTTGCCATCAGAACCAATAACCAAATCGTCAACAGAGTAGTAAGTTGAATCTGCCCAAAGATCGGCTGTTAATGCACCAGATATATCTACAAGCTGAACTGAACCGCCATAACCTTTTATAAGGGAACCACCACAATCACCACTAACTGCAATATTATCATATATATTCGGAGCACAGGGCATATTAGACGGAGTTTCGGTATAAAGAAAAAGAATTTTGTCGCCATCCTCATATACAATTTCAAGTTCATTACCGCCAAAGGGTGAGGCTCCGTACCCTATACCAATGGTCTCAGTATATCCACAAAAATCAACATCTGTAATAGTGGCAAAATAGTTATCGTTATCACCACCAGTATCTTCATTGAATTCTAAACAATGACAAGTATTTACTTCTGTAATCAAACTATCATCGCAACATCGCCTAACACCAGAAACTTTCACGAAAATATATGCTGGAACCTCTCCGCTTACATAACAGTCTATTATGTCAGCCGTAAAATGTTTCGGGCAACAATCATCAGGAATAGATATTTCAAATTTTCCGGTAGTCCAATCTATACACCCATAATATGTATCATCGCAGTCCGAATTAGTCATTATAGCTTTTACTTGTCCAGCGTGAGCACCTGTCCACTCGATGCAACCTGTTAATTCAGAGCCACAACAATTATCACAGGCCTCTACGCCGAAACTTATAGAGCCATCAGTCCAATCCACACAACCGTATATTGTTTTATCTGCCATTTATATACACTTATCTAAGTTGCTTTCAAGTTCATCATTGGTATAATTAAACATATCTGTATCAATATTATGACCAAGTATATCAGATGTTGTATTAAACACCGATGTACTATATTTCTGGAATACCTGAATACAGTACCATCTATCTTCTGGCGTACCCGCATTGTCGTAAGGCAATTTGACAACAAAAATATCAGTATCGTTAGCTAAAGATGGAATCGCAGTATTAAGGTTTCCACCCCCTGCAATATTGCAATAAACCGTAATGTCTGATTCAGCTCCGGTATCTTGTTCTACGCCTGACGAATCATAAAGGTTACACTTGATGTATGTGAATGCACCTGCCGCCGCAGTTGTTCTTGCCCGGCGAACCGAATGAGAAACAGGAAACAATTCCCTCAGTTTGTTAGTATTCAATCCAATAGTCATACCAGACGCAGTTTGATTAACATTGATATAAGGACTACCAGTAATCCGCTTCAATAGTTCTAACTCTTGAATCATCTGGTTAAGACGAGACTTTGCATCTTCTGGTCCTGTTGAAAATTTTTCTATCATACTATACCTAAATTACCAAAGTTAGCTGTACCATAAATCACAAACGTTTTCTCTGCATTTACATCATCACCGGGATTAGCAACTGCAAAGCCAGTTTCAGGCTCTATATATATTACTGTCTCATCCCATGTATCAGGATTATATTGTGCTTGATAAACAGTTGTCCATCGACTACCAGAATTAACGCTCTTACTGTTTATTCTGGTCATTAACCATGTTTTAGCGCTACCACCATTCCAAGATGAACTATTGACAAAGCCAACATAACTCTGTGCCTCGCTACGAAGCGAAGATACACTCGAAATTCTCCCTGATTTTGTTGTTATATAAGTTGTTTGCGGTGCAAGTTTCTTAACATGAACTGTTTTCTCATTTTCACCACTTGCATCAGTCAAAGTCATTAAGTTACCGGACGCATCACGATAAACCGTTTTTTCGTGTACCGCAGAATCAATTTCTGTTACTTCCTCGTTATAAACCAACCTATCATACTTAGCCCAAAGTTTCACCTGGTCAGTGGAAATCATTTCAGCACGTATTTCTTTAAGAAATAAGCCGTTTGAACTGGGATGCTCTGCACCCTCGACTAACCCTGCCGCCGTTTTTGCCGCAAGGACAACCGAATACCATGTACCCTCAGTAAGACCACTTACTACCACAATACGAATAATGCTCTTCCAGCCATTTATATCTCGTACTCCCTGAGAGCCTTTAAGTATGTCTGTTGTTACTGTGGTCGCCATTAGCTAAGTCCCTCTTTTTCAAAAATCCTTTGTAGTATTTCAGTTTGTTTCCTTGATTCTGCGAGTAAAGAGTCATCATTCGACTCAGCATCAAAAGCACCTGATATATTGTCGTTTCCTACTACATCTTCGTCCGGCAGATCCACGTCAGGCTGCTCTACTGCGTCCTCATCAGGCAGGTCAACATCTGGTTGCTCTACTTCGTCCTCGGCTGGCAGATCAATATCTGGTTGCTCAATATCGTCCTCCGCTGGCAGATCCACGTCAGGCTGCTCTACTACGTCCTCTGGCGGCAGCTCCACGTCTGGCTGCTCAACTACGTCCTCTGGCGGTAGGTCAACATCAGGCTGCTCTATATCGTCCTCGGGCGGCAGGTCAACATCAGGCTGCTCTACTGCATCCTCATCAGGCAGGTCAACATCTGGTTGCTCTACTACATCCTCTGGCGGTAGTTCAACGTCTGGTTTCTCTATTTTGAAATCATCCTCATTAAAGTTTTCTGGTGGCCCTATCATTATGTTACACCTGCAATACTCTTAAATGCTCTTTTCATATCTTCATTACTCATTTCTATAATAGGTTTTGTTATCGGAGTGTAATCTTCCAGTTCAGTGTATTCCTTACGCAATAAGCCAACAGCCAGAAGTTGCGAGGTAATAGCTTGTCTCATATCTGCCCTACTCTCTGTAAATGGGTCAATGAGGTTGTAAGCGTACCACTCGCTTAATTCCTTACTTGTAACTCTGCATAACAATTCCTTTCTTGTGCATCCCAGTTTAGCCGCCAACTGAAACGTGAACTTCTGAAACGGATTTTCTTCTATTTTTTTTTTAATACCTCAGTTTCAACTTTGCCTATTCCACTTAATTTCTTGGCAACAAGATAAACACGATTAAGGGCCTTACCGTTCTTCTTATTAAGCCTCTCAATATCCTCTTTCGTAAAAAGGCACTTGCCTTTCTCGTCTACAATGGACAATGAACACAGTCTTGCTTTCACATCGGACAGGTCCTTTTCTCCAGTAGCATAGATTCCCTGCTCAAACTCAAATCGCTCAACTCCTGTCATTGTACGGACCATGACATCATCACCCCATTCAGGAACATGGACGATCTCGATAACTAAATCCGAGCAGTTGAGTATTTTTGCACGATTAAGCATTAAGTTGCCTCTGTATAAGCAACGGTTCCGGCAAATTTTAGAGTTACTGGTATGACAATGCCGCCCTTATAATGCACCTCTGTGTCAAAACGAACCACAAAGGCTTGGCCTATGATTGTTGCACCGCCCGGGAGCGTCAAGGTATATGCAGCTATTGTTCTCGCCAAATAAGCCGTTTCTACCAAAGCAGGCTCAGTCGGTAGAGCAGTTCCTAAAGTAGAACCATATCTCAATAGTAACCTTACAACACCAGATTCAAGAAGAGTAGGTAAATACTCTGCTGTGTTCGCTGGCGAACCTGCATGAGAAATATCGACCCATCCACATTTTCTACCTTGCACTTTAGCTGATATAATCGAAGTGAGAGCAAGCCCACCAGAGGTTACAACTCCAATGCCTGTTCCAATTCCTGTTGCCATGATAAATACTCCTTAACTTGTTACTTGCCAATAATTATCTCTTATTCTGTTATTTGTTTTTGCCCTTGCAGGTTTCGTCTTAATCGGTAAATACGATCCTCGAGCATCGCCCATAGCACTATAAACCTTTTGCATAAACTGGGGATCGTGCAGAGAAAAAACACTATGAGTTGCTTTGTCGCTACCAGCCATAATATACTCTAATGCATTTTCCACCAGCCACATCCTGCTTTCAGGGAAGTCGCATATATCACTATCGTTTACCATTTCCACTGGTTTGCGATAATACGAGTAATATAGCGTATCACTGGCAGTTGGATTCGGGAACAATAGCATCTTGATTGATGTTACGCCACTGGCGACTGTTTTATCAACTGCGTACCTACTGGGCGTACCTGTATAAGCCAGGGATACCTTATCTGCTTTCCATTCCTCAAGACTACACTCGTCAAGCGGTAATGTATTATCTGACCGAGTTACAATACCAAGTTTGTCAATTCCGGTCTCAGATAGCGTGTATTCATCTGTGCCTGATACAATCGCCTGTGAACCATCCCTTTTCAAAAACTCGGGCCAGGGTACCAGTGAGGCTATTGTCCATACCACTTGATTAAGGAACCTGATTTTTGCTGCGGCACCATTGGTAGAAGTATCTCTCCAGCCAAGATAGCTAATTATAACCTTTAATTGAGCTAATGTTACACCGGAACTCGGATCCGTTGACGGTACGCCATAGCCTTCGCCTGTATCTGTTGCCATTATATTTTTTCCTTAGAATTTATGCCACAGTTTCTAAATCAGGATTTGTAAAGTTAACGCCGCTTTTTTGCCGCCAAACATAGTAATCATCTGCATCCAAATAAAACACTACCTCGCCGCTTGCATCTGTGGTCCCTGATGCTATGCGAACATTGCCAGTAATATCACTCGTTACCCAGACCTGAACATCTGGAATAGCATCGCCAGTTCCATCGTTCTCTTTAACTGTATATGTGAATGTGATTGCACCAGAGCCAGCACCTATCGAAGCTAAGGTCGCTGGTATCGTTGTGCCTGTATCTACTTCAATCGCTATGATTTTAGCATTAGCTGTAATCGCATCATCACATTCTTTTTCAATCTCAGCTTTCGCCTTAACAGAAAATTCTTGAATAGACGATAACGAACGACCTTTTATAAGCGAACTTATAATAACAGTTCCACCTGTAGCAATTGAGCCTGCAACTGTTGGTTGAAAACCAATAGTAGTTCCACTCACATACTGAATCGTTGCTATATACCAAACGCCAGAACTATGCTCAAAAAGAATGGTTTTGCCAACTGCCGCGCCAGTAGCAGAGTCAAGAACACAACTATTATCTCCGCCTGTAATTCCTGTATGCGTTGTCGTGTATTCCACTTCTTCGTCATTTACCTGCTTAATATTCGCCTCAACAACACCAACCGCTACATTTACATTGGCGGCAAGCAAGGCTCCGTTTGTGCCTATCATTACCTGCATCAAGTAATATACAGCAGGAATAATTACTACATCTGCTGTTGTGCTTGAACCTACAATGGTGATAACATCGTAATTTGTCTCTGCCGCTGTTGGTGATACATAATAAACGCCAGATGTTCCTATCTCTGTAACCGTTGTTGTACCTAAATCAACAGGAGATGCACCGTCTTTTGAAATTTGAGCAGTTATGTTTGCCGCATCGCCAGTTTCGTATGCTCCAGTAAATTTATTCCACGCAGTAAATAAAATCTTCTGGCTTGCTATGTTCTTTAACATTATACTCCTCCACTTGGCGGTGTACTACCTATACCACTGGCAATTAGATTGTTTTCATAAGCATCAACTATTTGATTTGCATACCATGTATCGCCAGCAGGCGTTGATGGATGGGTGTCGTCAACCGCTAAATAACCACTCCCATCATCATAAACTCTTGCTATCGGAACATTGCTCATATAAGACAATATTCTCATCGCGGCGTTATGATTTTCAATTACCCTTGCATCGTATGCGTCAGCATAAGCAGCAGCCAAATAAGGCATCATTTCACAAATAACTATATCATTTGTCCCGCCGTAAGTATCATCATCAGCCAAAGCCTGCCTGACTATCAAACCCTTTGCACCGATAAGACCCGCCGAGAATTCTCTCTGTGTTGCAGTATCGGACACCCATTGAGCGATGTCATTCAACCCACCATTCACTAACGCAACTACAACATCACGATAAGCACACATATCGCCTGTGGCACTATCCCATCGCGTCAAAATTGAAGATGCACCTACTACATCGTCAAGCAGTTTACCACCTGTAAGTCCTCCGTTAATAACGAATCTATCCTCTGTAAATGCCGCCCCAAGCTGACCGCCAACGTGGGATAACTCTGTGATTGTTCCATACATCGCAACAAAACTATCCCCTACTGCAAGAATTGGTTTGTGGCACACCATTATATTATCCATAACACCATTAGCACCAGAACCCTGTGTTATGTTTATTCTTCTAATATCGACAGCATCTATCTTTGCTGGATTTCTGCCTGTTAAGGATATATGCCTGACATCAGAATCACCTTGACCACCTTGACCATCATAATAATTAACAAACATAACCTCTATATCATAATTTACAGGGTCTCGCCAAATATGAATGTCAAGATGATTTCCTGTTACTACGGTTAAATCTAAGGGTATATCATCACCATCATTATCGAGTGTTATCGTGTTCGCATTAAAATCAATAACTATTTTGCCAGCTTCCGTGTCTGTTGCTGTGTTGGCAGTTGAATATCTAAGACTAATTGTTAAATTTTCGGTATCAGCTATATTATACAAGTGATTGATGATAATATAGAAATTCTCATCCTCAAATGTTGGTATTTGGACAATATCGTCTTTAACAGTCTGTGTGCCTTTGGTGTAAATAAGGTGCTCACTCGTATCTACATAGAAATTCGCTGGAATAATCATATTAGAATTAGTGCCAGTAATCGCACCAGTTGTATAATCACCAATACACTTATCGTAATCATAGCCAGTTCGAGGGAGCAATAAAACAGGGTACACATCAGCATCAGCGTAAAACCCAATTATCATTCCAGCCTCAACTGCAATAGACAATCCTGTAATTGAAACGCTATATCTGGCGACACCACCAGTCTTAGCAGCATTGACTTGAGTTGTAATGTCTACTTCCTCTACGAGCGTGTAAGGAGAGGCGACAGAAAAGACTTTTAACTTTGCAGAGGTACATACATCAGTCATATACACCTTATAATCAACCCTTGTTAGATTTCCGCTTACGAGAATCGGAGTATCTTTAAGTATGTTAGTATAACCAGTATCAGCCTGGTTATCGCCGTTACCAGTAATCACACCATAGCCGCCAGCTAAAATCGTATGTGCTGAATTATCGTATGCCATTTTTTTCTCTTACCTAATTATCTTTTTACAACAATAATCACCAACGCTGTAACGAGGGAGACCAGCGTACTGAAACTGCTCAACAACAAAACGACTCCCAATCTTATTAAGCCACTCATAATTTTCTCCAAAGTCTTAATTCTTGCTTCATGCCCCTCGTGTTGCATACAAAATTCGCTCTTAGCCATCACATAACCCCTTTTTAATATTATATTCCCATCATTATTTTATAAACCAGCAATGCGAACTATATTGTTGTATTCCAGCATAATCAACACTCTCATCTTGCATCCAATCTTTTATAGCACCGGCGGCACATTCTTTTGAATCTTCGTCCCAGTCATGGCAGACAATAATTCCACCTTTAACCATTCGTTCCCATAAAAAAACCAATGAATCTAATGTTGGCTGATAATGGTCAACGTCTAAATGAACAAAGGAAAACTGAATATGTTCCATTCCCGAAAAGACATCAGGAATAAAACCCTCGTGAATGGTGGTAATATCCCGATATGGTTTAATAAGACTCTTAATTATATGTGTACCATTCGTACTTAACGCTCCTTTTGGATACATTTTTATATTGTCCCTTGCAGTTCGTTCTGCAAGCCCACAAAAAGAATCAACTGCATGAATCTTATGATTTGTTTGCCTCGCAATTTCTACCATAGGCATAAAAGTAGTTCCATACCATACACCTATCTCTGCAAAGTCTCCGTCAATATCAACTACGGAACGAAGAAGATTTTCTATATGTACAAAGTTTGCTCTCATATTTTTCTTTACCATACTAAACCACCTGCGTAACTATACTTTTCAGGTAACGGAAAAGTATCTTCACTATTAGCAAAACCCAAGAGCATATCTATGAAGTTCTCAACATCATCTTTGCCCTTAAATGGTCTGATGCAATACTTCCACAAAAGAAACTCCGCTGTTTTTCTACCTATTTCCTTGGTTACTCTTAATGCAGGTGCTTTAACATTACCGTCAGTGAAGTGTATTGCCTCAAGATTGTGAAAATATCCTCTCGCATATTGAACGATGGGGATATTACCATTAACAAACAACTCACCTGATATGGTAGAATTGTACAATAAAACAAACTCGCAGTTCTTCATATCCTCGATAGTGATAGTGCCATACTTAGCACCTGTACCTTTAATAATCTCTATGGTTTCTTCTCTGTCAGTCGCTGAATGTTTCGGATGTGCTTTTAATAAAAGTCTATCACCATAGTAATCAGCAGCATCTTTGATGAACTTATAATAAGGTTCTTTGCCACCAACAATACCAACGCTTGCATCCCTGCTTAATTGTGTTACTAATACAACACCTTTCCAGTCTTTGTAATCGTCAACGCATTGCCAGGTCTTTGGTTGATACTTTTTATTATCCTTGACCTTATCTATTATACCGGGGATAGGCGGCTCATAATCAGATATCTCACCATTAACTGTCGTAAGCTGACTGTTGTTCCACAAACCCTTAGTATCCAAGTGCCAAGCGTTCTTCCAGAAACCACACTCCGCTACGCAACCCGGCGAAATCTCTTTCATATCTGGATGTCCCCAAAAAAAAGAGAAGCCCGGATGTCGTGTCGGAAAACCTATCAGGTTTATATCACTGCCATGAGAGGAAACCCTTTGAAGTTCATCAATAAATTCTTTATCCCAAAGAGACCCTTTCATCAGACTCTTGTTCTGACAAAACTCACTATGTAGTTTTATGTTTTTCTTGGTATAGACCATATTTCACACCAAAAGTAATAACAGGGCAAGGCAGTCCCCTGCCCTGTTAAGTAACCATTAACTGTAAAACTACGCTCTTTGCTGCCAGATACCCATATAATCAATATACAGTGTATTAAGAGCCGCTGTTGAGTTATTGAGACAAGCTATCGGTGCCAGATACTCATTGTCTGGAATATTGGTGGTTATTTCACCAATCTGAGCACCGTCTTTATAACCTATGATCTTACTATCGCCATCATAGTAGAAAGCAAGGTTAACCCATGTATCGTCAACAACAGCAAACTCCGCTGTATCAGACTCAAGATTACCGGCTGCCGTACTATCTTTAGTGGATCTTAGTAAAATCATATCGGCTGTTGCGCCAGTATCTCGACAAAAACACACACTGTCTGTGATAAAATACGCACCTGCTGGCACTGGGTCAGTGTTCGTAATAGCAAGACCAATCAACCATTCTGCTATGCCTGTGTCAGCCACTTTGACTCTACACTTAAACACACAAGGTAAACCAGCCGACAACTTAACGACTTCAGGCCCTTGTATTTGTGTGTAGTCATCAGCAGCAACATCACTTACAAGCCGCAACACTCCATGACCACCAGCACTACCATCACAAACAACGCCCTCAATAGAAGAACCAGTAGTGCCTGCCTCTGTGGTAGTATTTATCCAACCACCAAGAACACCATCGGAACCAACCGCAAACGAATTAAAATCGTCAAACCACTGGTACACTTCATCAGGTGTACTACCCAGTACATAACCGGGGAACTTAATTAAACTTCCAACGTTAATATCCATCTTATTGTGCTCCTAAATTTTTATGTTACTTATTTACATCGATACAAACAATCTTCAACTAAGCGTTACCTTAGTCGTTACAACCAACAATCGCACCAATAGCTGTAGGCGATGTTATGAAGTAACCAAGGTTGGCTTGCAGCCTACCAACAACACCAGCGATAAGAGCAACATTCGGATCGAACTCACTCTTAATAATACCCTCGCTCTTTTTGTGGGTTGTTTTGATATAGAACTGGTTACTATCCATAACAAACACAATAGGCTCTGGGGTGGTATTGGCATCGCCAGGAACATCAGAATCCTTAATTACCGTTAGGCTATTGCATATAATGTTCGGAAAACCAGCAAGAACCAGTTCTTCTCTACCAAGAGGTATCTGATAGCCAGTTGCCTGTGCTGTTGCAAGTTTAGCCCTTAACACCTGATAAGGCTTTGTGTTCATTAGAGCAATGTCAGGTTTAATTCTTGTACCTGTGCCTGAAATACTCGCCGTTACACTCATCTCTTCTGCCATATAGTCCAAGGCCACAATACAACCAGTTGACCATTGTGTTAGAGCAGAGCCGCCAGCGGCTAATACACCCTCAATCGAACCGACCAACGGTGCAAACTGTGGATCGTCCCAACCTGTTGCAAGTGCACTTGCAGAACTTCTTGTCAGACAATCGCCAACTGTTGCAGATGCCGTAGTTTTAAGTGTTCTATTAGCATACTTGACACCAGCCGCTACAACAGCAACTCCTGCTGTGTTCATAGGATTGCCAACCATCGCCAAAAGACCAACAGGGTCTTCACTGGTTTCGTTCTTGTTATACAGCGATGGGCCGAGAGCATCGTACATGAATATCTGTGCGAGTTTCAGATTCTCTTTGATTACATCAAAGACCTTATTGCTGTCAGCGTTACGGTTAGCCTCAAGAGTTCTTTCACCAACACCGTAAGTCTTAGTGATATAACAGTAAGGCAGTTCGCACTGGTTGACAGGTTTCTGCTCTTCAAATGACAGTACGCCCAATTCACCGGACGGTGTACCGAAAGTAGCAGTTTCGCCAGTCGGAACATGCTGGATGTGCCAGTCGAACTTAGTATGAGAACCATTCCACTGGATTCTTTTCTGTGCCAGTTTTAGCAAGGCACGTTCATTAAAAAAATTAGAAACGATAGGCTTATGTGCAGCTTTAATCCTCTGCGACAAGGCCCTTGTGTCAATAGCATCTTGTAAACCCATTTTTCAGGTCTCCTTAATCGTTGAAACTATCCCAAACTTCGTCAACAGTATCGCCTTTCGGCTGAGCATCTGTTTCCTTTTTGGGATTAGTTTTTGTGTTAATTTTATTGTTTTTGTTAACGGTCTTTTTAATCTTGTCTTTATCGACTGTAGTATCAACATCGGGCAAGACGACCATTTTATCAGCCTCAGAAAAAGAAAGTGTAGGGTGCTTTTTCATCAGATCATAAATATGCTCTGCTCTTACATCTTTGTTTCGCCACAGTTTCGCCAAACCAAAAAGTTCGGCATAAGAACGATCCTGGCCACCGAGATACCTCTCTTCATTGAATATGTCCATTTGCTTAGCGTCAAGGTCGGTTGCATCTGGGTTAAGTGCTAAGAATGAATTGTATTCAACATCATCAGTTTCAGTATTCTCGGTACTTGTCGGAACATTCTTTTTGACTTCATTAGCAATCATCTTTTTAAGTGCATCGCCACCGTAAGTCAGAAAAGCCTTGACAGGATTTTGCTCATAGAGTTCGTTAAACGCTTCGGTATCCTCAGCACTCAACGCCTTTATATCAGCCATTAAATCCTTATCATCTGGCTTATCCGCAGGTTTTTCTTTGTCCTGCGGTTTGCTGGCTTTAAGTCGGGTATTTTCCCTCCTTAAGTTGCCAAGCATATTGGTAGTATGACCGAGTTGCTTACGCTCGAATTTAATTTGTCGGGCTACTTCATCTGCCGTTTTGCCCTCGAATATATCGAGACCTATCGCTTTCCAGTCCACTTTGTTTTCTTTTTTGGGATCATCTTTAGGATCATCTTTAGGTTCGTCTTTAAGATCATCCTTAGGTTCATCTTTGATATCGTCATTGGGTTCTTCCTTAGGATCATCTTTAGGTTCATCCTTAATATCATCTTCTGGCTCAACCTTATCCTCTGGTTTCGGGTCAGTCTTATCTTCCGGTTTCGGGTCCTCATCCACTACGCTATCAAAAGCTTCATCAATACTTTGGGGTTCCGGTTCTTTTTCAATTTTGTCTTTAGTCTCAGTCAGCATAATAGCCTCCATCAAATTTAGCCTTAATCGGCTTAGTCCTGTTCCTTAAGGTCTGTCTGCGTTTGCTCACAGTAACCTTTTTGTTTTAATAGTTGTTTCCAATGCTTCCGGCCCTCAATCTTTACGCCTCGCTGCCCAGCTTCGGAGAAACGTCTATCCTCTTCACCAGTCATACAAAACGATGTATCAGTGATACAAGTCGGCGGTGTGAATATCTTATGTGCCCATTTACCACATCTGCACAATGCTCTTGAAGTGTTCGAGTTCATTTTCATAAACTTGTCAAACGCTGTTGCACACTTATCACACTTGAAACTATACAGTGGCATTTTTACTCTTCTCCTTATCCTTATCCTTTGCCGCATTTTGCTCGGCTTCCAGTTCCATCTGTTCTCTCGGTGTCGGAGTCTCTAACTGATCTTGTATCTGTTTTTGCTTAACAGCTTCATCCTCTGCTTTAACCACCTGTGTAGCTTCATCCACTGGCAAAAAATCATCTATGTTGTCAATACCTGCGATATAACACATAGTCTTGATATACTTAACAGCAAGGTCAACTCTACCCATCTTGTCAATTAACAGCGGACTAATTATCTCAACGTAATATTGCTTCATTATCGCGGCTTTTTTCTCTTTAGTTGCCTCTCGAGTAGAGCCGGGCATTACACGAACCTTAGTGCTTAGCTTAAAAGTCGATGGTGAAAAATCATCTGCCTCTCGCCAGAACTCTGCCAACTCCGGGCCAACAATAGCATCGGCACCAAGTTGAATGAGTTTAGCTCCATTGTTGATTGCTAACTGTGCCGCTTCCCATTTCATCGAAAAAACCTCGGTTGTGGTCTCTATTTCGCCATCATCGTTAGCTTCCCCATCAACCTCCTGCTGCACAGATGAATACTTAGGTATCTCCTGATGTGCTATCTCAAGCAATTTAACAGCGTCCTCGGCAATAGAGACCTCGTAGCCCTGTGGCCCACCTAACCGCCTATTGATACGCTGATGAGCATTGGCATCGTGAATCGAAGCAGCCAACGCAGTAACATCCTTGTACTCCGAAGCACGTGTGCTTAACAGTTCGCCAAGTGCCGATGATTCTTTCCTTATTTCATCTATCAACTTATATGTTTGTGCTAAAGAACCATCATGCTCACCAACCTTAATCATCTCAATTTTAGGTTTACCCTGATTATCTAAGATACCTGGTAGATAGTATTTTTTTGGATTCGACATGAAGTTTTCAATTATCTCCGGTGCGAGAGCATTCGCCGCCGGGCCACCGCCAAACTTCTTACGTGCTGTGAATTGTGAATTTTCCTCAATATCACTCAACACATTATCGCAAAACTGATCTATCCGGTGCATGTGATCGTTGTCAGTAAACGAATACAGCGAACCGGAGACAGTATTAAAACTCAACTTAGTAAGCGGAAACTCATTATCGTCAAGGTCATAAGGCCAACTATCATCGTCAACAAGCGGTCTCTCAAGTCCCTCGACAAATTGCAAGTACCGTTTCGGGGTCTCAAGCTCCAACTCATCAACCAAACTCTTCTCTGGAAGTGTAGTCGGGTCCTCAACGTCCTCGTCCTCGGTCTTACGGATTGCCGCATCACCTTTGGCAAAGATGTGATATATTTTAATGGTTTTGAATATCTTAGTATCAACGTCCGCCGGCAAGTCGGCCTGCTCTTCGTCCGTTAGTGTAGTACCAGCCTTATTCTGTATTCCAGCAATCTCGTTGTTTTTTATGTCATATTTACCCATGAACTCAATCAATGACATATTCTCATGATAGCCCATCCAACTGGCCCGGGTAATATCATCATCGCAGTCTGGATCAATAGCAACTTTACGAGCCTTAATGTACCTGCAATCAGGCAGCCACTTCTTAACATTGAAGCCGGGCATCGTATAACCAACATTACGTATCAACGTACTGTCCAGCTTCATCGACTGCGAAGCCTGAATGTTCTGCTCATCCCAGATATAGTTAAGCATTGCTGAATCGCACTCAGCAAACTTAACCGCCAGTGGGTCTTTACGAAACGGCTTGGCCGCCTGAATATCAAACCTCGGTGCTGTCTGGTCAAGAAACGATTTTAATGATTCGTAGAGTAACCGGAACCCGGACAAATACGGCTGTTTATCGATCTTATCATCGCTGACAAGCAGATTATCCTCTGCCCTCTTCCATGCATTAACCGGCTGCTCTTTTATTCCCCTCTTAAAAGCATTCATCCAATAATGATATAAGTTTTTATTATTCTCAAGCATACGCCCTGCTCCTTGCTCGTTGCTGATTCTCTTTCAACTTCGCATGCTCCTGCTTCAACTTCCAGTAGTCGCCCATATTAAAGACCTTGGGTTTGCTCTCCCTGAATCCTAAAATCGTCTGACACGCGTATCGCACGCAGTCGCTACCATCATCCTCAACGTCAACCGGTTTTTCTTTCGGTCTGGTCTGTGTCAAGTCGCCCTTACTCGTCTGCCAACGCAAATTCGAGCATTCCATAAACGTCCGGTGTGCGAAACGAGTATCGAATGTCAACGCCTGAACCTCTGCAAATTGCTTTAACATCGAACCGTTCAACTTGAAATTATCAAGGGCAGGCACTTCCTCTCCTGCGAGTTTCTTCCTGCAAAGGGTACTCATCAACATCTGAGCCACCCGGTCATAACCAACAAACGAGTTATCAGCCAACTCACAATAAACCTCGTTCTCGGCATACACCTCAACCAGTGAAGTTAGATCAACCTCGTTCCGCTTCCGAGTGGCAGGGTCAATAATGCTCCCGGCAATAGGCTCGTTGTTGTCAATGCTACGTATCAATCGACAATTCTGGGCTATTGAACGCTCTGTAGAAAAGAACTCTCGAAAGATGTGTCTGTCTCCGTATTTATTGACGCCAACCCAAACGCATACCGTTGGGTGCCTGATACCCTGGTCAATGACGCGGTAGATGGACCAGTTACCGTCAAAAACACTTCTCTCTGCGTAATGCATAACGGACAATAAAGGCCAGATTCGCTGTCCTGTATAAGCATGATAATTTATCTCCTGTTCCCTCTGCCACAATGGAGCGTCCATGCCGCCGTAACGTGCACTGTTCTGCACATTCCAGTCGCCACGCTTCAAAGGATTGGCCGTATAATGAATCCGAAGATGTGCGAAGTTGCTCGGCAACCTGCGTATCTCCAAACCCTCGGTCAACTCTGTAAATTTTTCGGTTATTGCTACCATCGTACCATTATGCCGCCTGATTTATAAAGTCTGCCCACTCGCCACCATTGGCAGTGGATACCAATTTAATATTCTTGCAACATGCTAACGCCGCTGTCTTACACTCTTCAAAAGCACCCTCAAGGAATCCAGCCTCGTCAATTATCGTTATCGTAGGATTGAATGAACGTATCTGATCGCCACCACTCGGAATGCCACTTATAAATGAATTTGTGCCAGGAAAATTCAACTTGCAAAATGAACAATCAGTCTTACTGAACTTCGGTCGCATCCATATTGGCTGACTCATCGACATGAAATGTGCCCGCTTTATCAACTCAGTATCTGCCACCTTTTCTTTCTTCGTTTGACATATTATCTCCTGATAGTCCGAAAACTGAGCATACCACAAGGCATAAGCCATTAATAACCACGTCAACCGCATCTGCCTGCTCTTATCAACCGCCAAAAAAGGCTCACTGAACATATAGCCGTAAGTCTGACGTAAATACTCATCAGCAGGGAATCGGGAGATCTTCGCACCGTCAACATGCTCATCTTTCTGCAAACTCCATACATAATTCACCAACCAATACCAAGGCTCAGTGGCACAACGCTTCAATTCGCTCTTCTGCCAAGTTTTATCTTTCAATAAAGCGTCATACTCACCACCTTTAATGACCGGACGTAAATCGCTATCCAAAGGATTGATTAACATAGCAATCCCCTTATAGTGGATAAAAATAGTCGGTAATTAGTGATTTCAGTAAAAATTTCGTAGCTGGGATACTCTATACCCAGTCGCATCGAAACAGGGGGGGTGGGGTCGGCAATACCAAAGACGCTCGGTTGCGGAGTTGTCTTATCCACTTCAATCGGTCTCATATTGTCGATGTTACATATCCGCTTCATTGACCTGATCTCCCTGAACTTCGCCGCTGAGTTGCTCGGTCTCTTTGCAGCTTGGCTGCTGTGCGTCTTGGCTTGACTGCTGCTTACTTTGTGTTAGCTCGGTTTCATCGCTATCCCCTTGACTATCACTGTCCACTGTGGGCTGTTGTGCAGCCTCCAGCGCTGCCGCCCGGAAGCCGAGCCGCTTAGATACGCTGTCCTTGAT